CGCCATGTCGGGTCGGAATCTTGTTCGCCCTGGATGGGGACAAATTCACCCAGGCAATGTTGGCCGTCTTGATCGCTACAGGCGATCAATTTCTAGACGGTCGCCGGATCCACCAACCCGACCACCTTCTTCAGGACCTAATCCTCCACAGCCGCCCACTGTACCACCATCAGTTCCTGTCGTCTCTGACTCACAGTCTCTCAAGACGACTTTGCGCCAAACAGCACTGCCCCGCACCGACCAAGATTTTTTGTTGTCATGCGTGCAGCACGGTGTTGACGCCAAATCGTTTCTTGAACCACTAGTCGACCAGAGAGTTAAGACAGTTCTAGCTGACTCCACCGATAGTTATTTTCACCAACATCAACAAAACCACGTTTGCGACTTCTTTTTGAATAAGTACCAGTATCAGGAGTTTAGGCGTGCCAATCCACACATACGACTCCAGTCGTCGACCAATCCGATGCCCCACTCACATCCCCTGTGCAATGACGAGCGCAGCCGTGGTGAGCGCCAACTGTACGACTATATCATACGTCGAACGCATTCTGATGCCACCATTATTGACATCGGTGGTAATCCATCACGACACGACAAGCTACAACGCCGCAACGTATGGTCATGTTGTCCCATTCTAGACATGAATGACGTGTTTAGGCATCACTCAATCCGCTCGGATCGTACTTGTATGCACACCGTGCAAGAATGCAATTGTGTTGCGCCTGACGCTTACATGTCCATCGACAGCATTTATTACCTTGAACCAATCGATATCGCACTCTTGTGCCTCAAGGCTACAAGTGGACTACTGGTAGCCTTACACCACACATTTCCCCATGCATATGGGTCCTTTGCTGCCGGGGAGGCTAAGTATATCATGACAAGTCCAACAACTGTCTCCATGCACGTTGCCGGCAACGGGTCACCCTATGTCCACTCTAACCTGCACTGGATGCGTGCCAACGGGTTCGAATTCGAGCACGAAGGTGTAACGTGCACCCTCGTATGGTCACCAATTGAGATGATGGCCTATCACCACATCACGGCGTTTCGCGTCTTTCCGTCCAAGCTTGTTTGTCATCGCAGCGTCGAGCGAACCTTTTGTCAGACACTCCAGGATCATTCTTATTATGGGCCCAGTTCCATTTCAACTGGCATAAACGACAAAGCCGATATCTGTGTGCCAGGCGAGATGTTGTCACTGACCAACCTTACGTTTCATTCATGGGGACCGTTTGTATTCCTGTCATCAATCGGCAGGAATATAGACTTCATAGCCCCCAAAGGCCTCGTGACAGATGTAGCTATGTATTGCATGGGACGGAAACGCAGCAGCGACAATTACAAAACGGCACTTTCTTACGCACGCACCGCCGTGCGCCGCTACAACTTGCCTGCTGATATAATAGCATCGAGTGCATTCGCAGCTGCCACTCTGGGGTTTGTATTGCACATGGAGTTTGAAATGGCTGTCATGCACTCCGTGCTTAAGCCTGTTCAAAAGATCAACGCTGTCCATTCCGATGCCCTTGACCACAAATTTCGAGCTGTGGTCAATTGGAAACGCGTGATAACTGCTGCCGTTGCGGCTGCTGGCATGGTCGCAACTGCTGTCACAGCCGCAACCGTGCCATCCGTCGCGCCCATCGTGGCGTGTGCCGCGTTAGCTACTACCATTGCAGCCAACGGCACCAGCCCACCTCCCACGGTAGACGGTTTTGAGAATTACCGTATTGATAGGTCTTCGATGCCGCCTGCTGATCGACTTATCCACCACAAGGGCCCAATCGTCTTGCCATCTACCAAGCCTGCCCGTAGTGTGGATTGCTTGATGTCAGCCGCCATTGATCCCTCAGCAACGATCAACGTGCCTGACATTCAAGCTGTGTCGTTCCAGCCCCGGCCTTTAGTTGCTGCTGGCATCGTTTCGACAGCATCCATACCCGTGGTTCCTGAGGCATCAGCGCATTCGTCGATTTCAGCAATCGTTGAACGCAAGATCAAAGTCCAGCCAGCGTCCACGTCCGAATTTGACCCCCATTTGTTTTCGGAGTTTGCCCAATGGGCTCGCGATAACTTCGACGACTTCTTGCCAGGTATTAGGAACAACGTAGTGCCGGCAAAGTATCAGGACTGGAACCGCAAATTCCCACGGGGACAGGCTGATGTCCACAACCGTGCTGCTGTTACTGTTAATGATGGCGTAAGCCGTTATGTCAACAACAGAGGTGCCTTTGTGAAAATGGAGGGCCTCAGCAAGTCAGGGGTAAACGGCGTCAAGAAAGTTGCTTTCCGCGGAATTGAACCGGCCGAGCCCGAACATAATGTCTGTACTGGTCCTTTCATAATGGCAGCGTCTGATGCCATTTCCAGTGCGTGGAATCCGGCCAACGAGTATGGCCTTGTCTATGCATCAGGACATGACGCCGAAAC